GTGCCTTGATAAAACATAGTGCCAGCAAATACTAAAAGGAAAATAATTCCTATTATTTCAGGGTAATGTCTAACCATGGGAATATGGGAGGAATGACACCTACAAGTCTTAAAAGTCCCTCAGCAAATAAAGCAAGAACAACCCAACCAACGCACATAGAAATAATGGAAGCATTCCGATTGTGCCTTCGTATAGCAGCATCAATCATCTCCTGCACTTCATACCTACTCACCAACTCATCATTTTCATGAATCATTTCTCATCTCCAAGAAACTTTGCCAAGGGGTCTCTTCGGGTTTTGACAATTTCAACTGCTCTTTTGTAAAACATATTGTCTAGATTTCCAGAAGCTTCGAAAGTTTCTTTGATCTTCACCCAGTTTTCGTAGGTGTGTTGATCCATATGGTTTAGATTGAATACTACTAGTTATGCTAGTGAGTATTTCTACTATGTCAAGTTTGTGTTGATACAAAAATATAGATTAAGAAAATCTAAAACTTTGTAATATTTGTAACGGTGAGAAAAGGATTCGAACCTTCGGATGCTTTCACATCGACTGTTTTCAAGACAGTTGCCTTAAACCACTCGGCCACCTCACCCTATTATTTCCAATAAACCAGCGTGTATTTTACGATGGCAAGGGGCACAGAGCATATAGCATTTGTCTATCTCTGCTTGGATTGTCTCCCACTTATAACCTTTATGCGCTAATTGAGCGACTTCTCTTTGTTTATTTTCTTTACCATCCAAATGATGAAAATCAAAGCAACAAGGTGGATGATAATCTCCACATAATTCACAACATCCTTTTTCTAGTTTATAATTATTTAATTTTTCAACCATTAACTTTTTATTATCTTTATTTTTAAGATAATTTTGCCTTTTGCGTTCAGAAGGTTGCTTTTGCGCCCATAGACGCTGCGCTTCTCTTTGCTTTTCCTTATCTTTATAAGGCATCTGATTTAATCAGGTTTCACTTATTATATAGTAGATTAGAACCTTTGTCAAGTCCTCAACGGACTTCAAAATCTAAGCGTCTTACTTTGCGTTGACGCCTTGCCTCTTGCCAAGCAATATCCTCACTTGTAAGCACACCAGATTTTGTTTTGTTGTGATAAGAGTTTAGCATAACAACTTGCCCTAAGTCAACTGCCGAAATCTTATCAGCACGAATAGTTGCCATATTCGGACAACCACAGGTCACTGTTTTATTTTGATGCCCTTCTAATTCCTTATTACAGGAACGGCATCTTATTCTAATGTTTTCCATAGTTAATTTATCAATTTATTATATATTATTGAAGTGGTGCTTGTTGTGGAATTTGTTCTTGAGGTTGTTCTGTAGCAACATCCTCTATTGCCATTTTTTGATTTTTTTCTGTAATAGATCTCAACATCCACACAAACTTACCATGAGATTCCATCAAATCTTGAAGAATATTTTCGGTTGCATATGATCTCTGTGATCCAGCCGCTTCAGATGCTTCCGTTAAAAGTTCCAAAAAGATAAGATTATCAGCAAGAAGTCTTTTAACCATATCATCAGATTTGGTAATTGGTTTTCCTGGAAGAATTTGTCTCTGTCCAAGTTCATCCACTTGAACAATATCAGAACCTTGCCCAACAGTAGAAACTTCTACGATTCTTGTAAGAGTTCCAACTGGACGAATATTCAAAAATCTCATATGTTCAGAAAGACGATCTATTTCATCAAACATTGCTTCATATTGTTCACCAAATAATGTATGAAGTTGTTGAAAATCAGAACCAACTACATTCCAATGAAAAACCCAAGTTTTGTGAAATAATACAAAAAGATTTGAATGAATATCACTCAGTAACTTGTATAAACCTTCCATGTAACCAAATACTTTTTTCAAGTATTTATAAAATGGGCGATGAGGGATTCGAACCCCCGACCCTCTCCGTGTAAAGGAGGTGCGCTACCACTGCGCTAATCGCCCTAGAAAGTCAGGATTGACTTAAAAGGTATTCTACTGTATTTGCTACATCATTCATAGCATCACGAAGATTTTCTCTTTGACCAGATTCTTGTTTACGAATTGGTCTTGAACTATCAGTAAGAGTCCAACGCCACTGATTCATATCCTTACAATGCCAGAGATTAATTTTCATTCTTGAAATATTCTAACTGAATCCAATTCAAAAGAGTATTGTAAGAGTAGATTGCTGCTTCGTTACAGTTATTCTTTTGCATATCCTGAATATAAAATTCAAGTGCTTCGATAACCATTTGGCGGTCTTGTTGGGAAATAAGAGACATAAACCTCCTAACTCGTTACTTATAATACACTAAAAAGGGGGTTTTGTCAACCCCCATATCTATATTAGTTTCCGATGCGACCCACGGCAAGTCGTGCTCGGTTAAGGATAGAACCACTCAGAGGAACATATCCAAGGTCATCAGCAAGTGATTGTGCCTTAGAACTCAGAGCATAGTTGAGTGCTTTACGAATAGCATCAGCATTAGCACCATTACCAGTGCGATAAGCAAGAATCCAAGTCAGAGTTGAGATTGGATATGCAGTTGCTCCAGCAGGATTTGGATTCTCACCAGCAAGGTTTGAATCCAGTTTGATACCATTCAGTGCTGCAGAACCAGAAGCAGCAGTAGGAAGAACAAACTTACCTGCCTTGTTTTGAAGTGCTGCTGCTTGGAGTTTGTTTGCTTTTACAAATCCAGTATTCACATATCCAATCGCACCATTGGTTTGACGGATACGACCAGCAACACCTTCATTACCCTTGGCACCAACACCAGTAGGCCACTTAACAGACTTAGAAACACCAGGAGCCCAACCACCAAATGCTTTCAGAGAGTTGGTAAAGGCATAAGTTGTTCCAGAACCATCAGAGCGATGAACAACCAGCATAGGACCAGCAGCACATCCAACTTGCTTCCAGTTGTTAATACGACCAGAGAAAACATCAACTGCCTGCTTCTGAGTCAGTTTCAGATTACATCCAGGTTTGTTGTAGGCAACCGCAATCGTTCCACCCACCATAGGAATTTGAACGACACCACGCTTTACTTTGGCAGCGTCTGCTGAACTGATTGGTTCGTCGCTTGCTCCGAAGTTAACTGTGCCCGCAATGAATTGGCGAACACCAGCACCACTCCCGACACTAGCATAATTTACACGAGTTCCAGATACCTTTGAATAATCACTAAAAACTCTTGCGTAAAATGGATAAGGAAAAGTTGCTCCTGCTCCATTCAGGGTTGTTCCGGCGTAAGAAAGGAAAGGAACAGAAATGAGAGCAACTCCACTCATTCCTACAAAAATTTGTTTCGGTTTCATAAATTTTTTGGTAATGTTTTATAAAAAATTACCACTTGATTATATCACTATGGGGACACCTTTACAACTAAGGGAAGGTTAAGAAACTCTTACTCTATTTTCTCTGGTAGAAGGGAACCCATATCTTCTTTGTAGTCCAATCAACTTATTAAAGTGATGTGCTCCCAACTCTGGATGGTCTAAATCCATCCATTTTGATTGTGCTGATTTTAGAGCAGCATTTTTTTGATGGTTTGGATTTTCTTTTATATACTTACCAAGTGTATCATTAAAGTGATTTGGGTTTTTCTCAAAACATTTTTTACCAGAAACACTTTGATGCTCTGGATTTTCATTCATATACTTTCCAATTGATTTCTCAAAGTGATTTGGATTTTTAGTATGGAGCAATTTACCAGATTTACTTTGATGCTCTGGATTTTGATTTAAATATTTTTTGAGTGCTTCTGGACCAGGATTACCATTTTCATCTACCCACTTTTTTAGAAATACTCCACTCTTTTCACGCAGTATTTTTAAAGACCTAACACCACCACAACTTTCATTTAAACACCATTCATCATTTAATACTGGTTTAATCAATCTATCTTCAACTAAATTTGCCTGTAAATATCCTTCATCACTAAACTCAAAAAATTCTAATATCTGTTTCTTTGGAGTATAAAGTTCCCAACACCACTTATTTGTCTTTGGGGATCCCCAATATTCCTCATTAAA